AACAATATACGCAAGACCGGCTACCCGGAATGTACGGACTATCTCGAAGGGCTGGAAATCGTATCTTGCGATTACAAGGAAGTATTCAACCGGTATAAAGATATTCCTGGAGTAGTATTTCTTGTTGATCCGCCCTATCTGTCCACTGACGTAGGGACCTATAACATGTACTGGAATATGGCAGACTATCTGGATGTGCTGAATGTACTGAAGGGGCATTCATACGTATATTTCACATCCAACAAATCTTCAATTCTGGAGCTGTGCGAATGGATAGGTAAAAATAGGGATTTAGGTAATCCTTTTGAAAACTGCACAAAGGTGGAATTCAATGCTCACATGAATTACAACTCTTCTTACACAGATATGATGCTTTACAAGAAAGAGGCTGCCTGATTGCGTTTACTTTGCCTGTATTGAACAAAAAAGCCGCAGACGGTAATTTGTACGTCCGCGGCTTTTTCTGTCTAATAAAGACGGCTATTGCAGCCGCTTGATGGCCACACACTGATATACCTCGATACTTTCCACAATATCCTCATGGTTGTGATTGGTATCACTCTCCACCAGATCCAGCTCCAAAAAGGTCTCCCCGCTCAATCCGGCAAGCTGTGCATGAAGCAGTCCGGACAGGTCAAACACCTTCAGCGCATCCTCCTGCAGCTCGCTGCCCTCAGCACTCGAACCTTCCCAGTCCGTCACGATGTGCAGTTTAATCAAAGGTTCTGCCCGGTATTCCACACCGGGAACAATCGCATTCCACTGTATAGGGCAGAATTCCACAAAGACAGCCGGACGCTCCCAGTTTTCTTCCTGTTCGATGAATTCCACATTATGGTTCCACAAGTCTATGTGCTTGATAAGGTCAATGGCCTTCAGCTCCCGGCAAAGCATCCGGTAAAGTTCTTTTCTCATTTTCTTATGATATTATATTCAATGGTAAAATACTCTGTTAGGTTCTCTTCTACAATCTCACGGACGGCTTTTTCCACTTCAGGCGATGTGCCGAGGAAACGGCGTCGGGGAATCCTGATGGTGCTTCCTGCTTTCTTTAAAGCCATGAACATCCAAAAATCGGCTTCTGTATCAAGCCGGACATTTCGTTTGTCTTTTCGAAGTTTGCCGTCTTTTCTTCTACCGAACGCTCCGGTTGCCTCATAATACTTATGCCAGAAGAAACGCTTCATCCGCTTGGTCACCACTATTTCACCGCCATCATTATGAATGGCCGCATAGGGCAGAGAGGTAAAGAAGGTAATGCTGTTTTCCGTTGTCCGACTTCCGATACTTTTCCGAAGCGCCCCGGTATCTGTTAGTATGGCTCTACCTTCATTCCGGATGGGGCTTTTCCGTCGCTGCCATTTCTCACTGAAAAAAGCCTGCCGTTCAAAGTTCTTGTCAAACTCATCACTCATTTCCACCTGAATGTCTTTCAGTATCCGGGCCACTACTTTTTTTACGTTTTCATTCATTCCCAGTCAAAGTTAAATTTCAATTGTACCGTATCGTCCGGCAAATCATTTTTAGGGTCTGCGGACGCTTTAAGCATATTGTAGAATGTACGCTCACTAATAGCATACACAGGATATATGTACCGCCGCCATATTTCACGGTTCGGTACACCGTGACTGGCATAATGGTCATATATCCTGTTTACTTCTACTACACGCTTCTGATAACTGACTCCGTGCCGCTTTCCCATATAGGTTTAATCGTTCATAGACGGTTCTACTTTAGGTTTATAGGGACGGATGTCAAGCGTCATTTTTGCGCTTACCGTTACCCGGCCACTTCCTTCACACTGTCTGCAGACTTCCTCAACGGTTTCGCTTCGCTTCTTTCCAAAGATCCGAGAGGGATATTCTACAACTTTCTTTACTTTACCTGTACCGTAGCAAGCACGGCACAGGGCTACTTTCGGAGATTTCTCCACTTCTTGTATCATAGTTCTATTATTTATGATTCTGTCATTCCCAGAGGGATAGGTTTCCACATTCCGTTTTCGTTTTTGATTTCAGCACGGATAAACTGTTTGCTCACTTCCGGCTGGTAGGCTTCCTCAATGATACGCACACCTTCAATGAAACGGTCATCTCCGGTTTCCATGGCCACTTTGCGAAGCTGCACGATGCGTGAAGCCTTCAGCGTTCCCTTGGCATCACGGGCCAACAGACGAAGCACCATGCTCACCAGTGCCTTGGTCTTTTCATCTTTGGCCAGACCTTCGATGTATTCCTTCACAATGGCTATACCGTCTTCCACCGTGTCACGGTAACCGTCGGTCACATACACACCCAGCGTGATTCGTTTGTCGCCTTCACTGTTAGTAAAGGTATGGCTGCGCTGGTCATCCTTCACCTTGGTCTTGAAAAGGTCTGCCTTCATTTCCAGAATGGTTTTGAAGTTGTCCATCACAGTCTGCTTGCTTGCCTTGATCTGCTCACTGATGCCCAGCAGTACCGGAATGGAGTTTGCTATCTCCTCATCCACCATCTGTTTGTACATTTCGCGGTCATTCTTGGCTTTTTCCTCTGCCGCTTTCTTTGCTTTTTCTCTCTGGAAGGCTTCAAATTCCGCCTTTTCCTCTGCCGTCATTACCACGGTCGTTTGTTTCATTTCTTCCATGATTCTTGTTTTTTGGGGTTATTGGTTTTCATAATCCTGCATTTCAGGTTCGTCTTCCATCAGCATAGCCTCTCCGTTGGCGTATGCCCAGTCAGCCAGTTCACTATAAAACTCGGCTGCATCTTGCTTCTCCATATCAGAGGCAAGCAGGTTGATTTCCTTTTTCAGATTCTCTAAAATCTTTGTGTTTCTATTTTCCATATCCTATCAGTTTGCCGGAGCATCAGGGTCAATCTGAATGAGTGATACCATGCTCACGGGGTTAATCGTTTGCTTTTCTTTCCTGGGCTTCAAGCCGCCTTTCCGTTGTATGGACCGAAGCTTTACCGCCAGTTCATCCAGTTCGTCCACCGTAATCTGTCTGAACGCTTTGCCGACTATTCGGGGATTACTGCAGAAGTCATTGATTCGTGCCCAGTCGGATGTATCTATGCCCAGCTTCTGCATCAGGTTCAGACAGAGACTCCGTTTCCGCCGCAGCTCCTCACGCAGCTTCTGTCGCCATTCGTCTTGTCCGCTCAGCTTCTCCAGAGCCGTACAGCAGGCTTCATACTCCTTGGCTGTCATTTCCTTCAGACTGTCCGTCCGGTTCCACGTGTACTGCAGCACAATGCTTTTCTTGAATTCTTCCCGGTCTCCTGTACAGGGAAGCTTGTTGAACAATGTGTAGAACCGGGCGAAATTGGTTACTTCCTGTGCCATGTCATTTACCATTAAGAATCATTTCACATTCCGTTGATTTGGTACTGACACGATAAATTATCTTATCCGGCTTCACTGATTTACCTTTGTATTCAGCCTCAATTTGCTTAGCAAATATCTTTTTGAACTCATCACCCATTTTAGAAAGTATTTCTTTATTGTACTCCCCGCAAAAACCTATGCGTGAGGATTGGATTTCACGAATTGTTCCTCTATATACCGTAGCGGTCAACTTCATCACCACAACACCGGTTTCCATTTTTATTTTTCCCATATCGACTAATTTTATTCAAACAACACTTTAATGCCACACGAACTGGCCACGTCAAGTTCCAGTTTGGCTCCCTTGCTCAGTTCCCAGTCCTTCAGCATATAGATATAGTCACAAGCCAGCAACAGGGCAATGTCGGCCCGCATGTGGGCTCTCCAATGAGCTTCATCCGGCAATCCGTTCCTGAAAGGGTTTACAGGGTCATAGCCTTGTGCCTTCAGTTCCTCCTCGGCACGGCTGAAGGCTTCCTTGCGCTCATCCATGTCATAATGCGCGATAGCTCCGCTGATGTACACCTTCCCGGCACCGGTCGCCTCACCGCGCTGATAAGCCTTGTGCCGTTCCCACCGTTCCGGAACGACCACACTGTAGTTGCACGATTGGCAGCAGCAGCCTTCTTCTTTCACCGGGAACGGATTGTATCCGTAGCCCTCATACTCTTTGCCGCAGATGCAGCACACTTTCTTTTCTTCTTTCTTTTCCATCACTTCAAATCTTTTTAATGTTTACTTTACAACTTGGATTCCATATCAGCACATTACGTGCAAACAAGACATCACCCGTTTCTATTACGACATGACCGGGCATTTTCGCTCTTCTCACTTTTAAGTCGCTTTGGATGTTTCGCTCCAGCCAGTCATCCAATACGGACCGGCTGGAATTTCCGTCCAGCAGTATCTGGAACACTTCAGTTCCGGTGTAGCTTTCAAAAGCCTTCTCGTTATTATCCATAATCATTTTGGTAAATTATTACTTGTTTGAATGATTCCGTCTTCCCATACCACATAATAGCTTCCCGGGTCTCCAATGGCGCGTCCTTGACAATAAGCTTTATAACCGACCACCCGAATCTTCATATCACAGATATATTTCAATCTTACTGCACCGCCACCCATCGGCTGGCTTTTCTTTTCCTGGCTGATCCAGATGAAACATTTCTTCGGAAAGGTTTCCATCAGTTCCACAGCCTGCGGATAATCCCATCCGGCCACCTGAAAGGAATCGATGATGATAAACTTCGGGCTTTTCGGTTTTTTCAGTCTGGCAATCACTTCCTCCAGACTGCCTTCTGTCACCACACGAAATTTACCCTGCACCTCATTCATCTTCAGATAACCCATACGCCGTTGGAAGCTTTGGTTGATTTTCTCTTCGTAACTCATGTACAGCACCGTCCCATAGTTGCACAGTTCCTTTCCAAGTTGCATCACAAAGCTGCTTTTCCCACTGGCACTGGCACCGCTGATGA